AAGGTGAATAATGGCTGGATCAATTTCTGGAATTGACTGGGTAAGCAGGATGCCCGTATCGGGCACATACACCGCCGTTCAGGCGGATGACAATGCTGGTTATGCCACGATTGCTACCGGCATGACTGGAGCTACCGGCTTCATCGTGCAAGTTCTTCGCTCTGGCGTGGATATCGCCACCGACGGCAAGTTCAGCATTTCGGCGGGTGCGCTCAAGGTCGAGGACGGTTCGACCTACAAAGTCACCGCCGGCGACGTGATCAACTGGATCGTATTTTAGGAAAGGACCAGAATGGACGCATTTATCGACTATCTCTATTACACAGGTAACGGTGGTACGTCCATCTCTGCTTCTGAATTCGACGGATATGCCACGCGCGCGAGTTACCAGGTGGATCACCTCACGCTCGAAAGGGCGGAGGCAATCATCACAGCGGGCACGAATTTGCCGTTCATTGACCGTATCAAGCGGGCAACGATGGCAGTTGCTGATGTAATGAAGGAATGCTCAGCAAGTCAGGCGAATTTGGGCGTTCAAAGCGAAAAAGTGGGTGATCACTCGGTGCAATATCGAGGAAGTGAAGAACTGCGCTCACACGAAGCTCAAGCGGTGCAATCAGCTGTTGAGATGTATCTTGGCCACACTGGTTTGATGTATCCAGGGGTTTGGTGATATGTACGCGCCGCATTCTTTAACTTGGTACGAAGGTCGTCTTGTGAACAACGCCCAGACCTACACACGACATGAGATTAATGAGGTCATGTGGCAAGCGAGCAAGGCGACCAACGTCATCAAGTCGGGGAATCTGGGCGCGGATAAAGCCAATATTTACATCCCTTCTTTACTGAGTGACGGATCTGAACGGGAAGCGCTCAGTATAAAGACTGGTGATTACCTGGTGAAGGGAATTGTGAAAGATGAAATAACTACTAACTTCCCAATCACATCGTTGATCAAGAAATATGACGCGGTCAAGGTAACTTCCGTAGATCTGAAGGACTATGGAGCCGCGAATATGAAACACCTGCAACTTGGAGGCGCGTAATGGCTGGAATCGCGTTCATTGAAACGCCCCGAGGGTGGATAAAACATAAGGTCACAAAGAGTGGCCAGGTAACTACTGAGTTGAAGTGGAACCCAGGATTCGCACCGATGCTAAATCAAAATCACAACCGCGCGCAAGTGTTTTTAGACAGTGAGGTATTACGTACTTCCAATAAATTTGCGCCAGTTGTTACCACTATGTTGGTGAAGTCCGGTATTTTGGGAACTGAAGCCGGCACTGGTGAAGTAGCCTGGATTGCGCCTTACGCATGGAGGCAGTATCACCTGGTGAATCGAAAGACGACCCAGAATATTAACCCGAATGGTGGTCCTTACTGGTTTGATCGGGCATGGGCTGTAAATGGTGAACGGATCAAGGCAAGCACGAAAGCATTCATCGTGAGGGGCTTATGAGCGATATCAAAGCCATTCAGGACTACTTACTGAATTACCAGGCGCTTGAAAACGATCGCCCTGTGTGGGTGGAAATGCTGGGTGAAGAACCGCTTAGTTATACCGTCTTTCTGGTACCTGGTAAACAGGTGCAAGAAGACATTATTGGAAACAAGACTGTCAGCTATCCCTTTGGATTTGGCGCGGTGGAAGTGATCGCCGATAACAGCGCACTTCTGGCGGCTGAATTTTACGAAACGTTTGCTGACTGGTTGGACGAACAAACGGAATCGGGCAACTTGCCAACGTTAGATACTGGCAAAACCGCTATCTCAATTGAAGCGCTTGATACGGCAACGATCATCGAGCGCGCTGAAAAAACAGGGGTGTTTCAGATCCTCTGTAAGTTAGTTTATGAAATGTGAGGAATAACAATGACTGCAACAAAAGCAAAAAGATCAAGTATCCGGCACTATTTGGATACCAGTGCCACCTCGACTCCCACCTGGAGCCGGTTGGGAAACGCCGTAGGCGCGGCTGAAATCGCCTACAACCCGCAAACGGAAGAAACCGCGGACATCACCATGGATACCAAGGTTACGGATATTACTGGTTATGCCCGGTCTTTCGCCATTGAAGGTGTGGTTTACCCAGGTGATCCAGTCTTTGACCTGATTGACGGAATGCGCCGGGATATGGCTGTGCTTGATGATCTCAAGGCTGATCTCCTGCATGTTTGGGCTTATTTAGCGCCCACCGTTACAGGTGAGCCTCCCTCCGAGGTGAGCACATGGCCTGCTGAGAAGGTTCCTGTGAATGTAGGAATCGAGGCCTTTGGCGGTGAAGGCGCGACGGTCGCAAAGATCAAGTACACGTTGTACGACGCTGGCGATCCAGTGAAGGGAATGTTTGACCCCGCAGCCGGAACTTTCACTCCTGATGCTTAGAAATTACTCAATTATGCCCCTGGAATAACCGGGGGCAGAAAGGTATCAATGGAATCACTACGGCTAAAAACAAAGCGCGTTGAGGTCATGATTGATGATGATCCGGAGCGCATTATCACCTTCAACCCGGAAGATGTGCACTTGCGCGGACGGATTTACGACTTAGGGAAAGTTGTGAAGCGTAAAGAAATCGAGATGAAACAGCGCATTGCTGAGATTGAGAAATTTGACGGCGAAGACGAATTAGGTTTGCCGTTGAAGGATGTTGCTGCCAAAGACCTGATGATCGAGCTCGCAGATTTCTTTACTACTGAGATCGACACGGCGTTTGGTGAAGGGACCAGCAAGAAGCTATTCGTTGATGGTTTTGACTTCGATGCCATGGGAACGTTTTTAGAGTTTGCAACCAGCAAGTTTGAAGCAGTGGGTGCCAAAAAGATTGATGACCGGCTCAGTAAAAGTGTTGCTAAGAAAAAGGCAATGAAGTAGGTTCATGAACATTCTTCTTGACGAGCTGCCTGAAGCAATCGAAATCAACGGCATTGAATATGCGGTTAATTCCGACTTTCGTACCGGGCTTGGTTGCATTCTTGATATGGAAAGCAGCGACCTCACGGATGAAGAGAAATGCATCCTTTTACTGAGGCGCATATACGGAGATGTGATCCCGGAAGATGGTGAGACCGCGATCAAACTCGCGGTGAAGTTTCTGGATGGCGGGAAAGAGCCACCGGAAGAAGAAAATCCGTTTGCAGACAATACAAGGCTGTATTCGTTTGAAAAAGATTCCGCACTGATCTACGCGGCGTTTCGTCAGACTCACGGTATTGATCTGCAAAAGGCAGATCTTCACTGGTGGCAATTTCTGGCGCTGTTCCAGGATCTGGGCGCGGACACCTCGTTTTGCAATCTGGTAAATCTGCGGAGACGTGTGAACAGCGGAGAAGCAAGCAAAGAGGAACGTCGGTACGCGCTGAAGCTCGGGGATGCCTTTGAAGTGGTCGATCCCTCTGAAGCCCTAACGGAGACTGACAACGAAAATGTCACTCTATTTGAATTACTGAGTAATGGAGAGCGCCTATGACCACTTACGCTGGTGAAGTAAGAATCAAGACGAGACTGGATGCAGCTGGTATCAATACGGGGTTGACTAAAGTCAGTGGCATGTTGGGCAAACTGGCTCTTGCAGTTGGTGTTGGTTTCAGCATTAATGCGATCGTCAATTTCTCGAAAGCTTCAGTTGAAGCAGCTTCGAAATCTGAATCCGCATGGACCGGGCTTGGTTTTGTTTTGAATGCGAACAATCGTTCTCTTACTGAGGCAAAAGGCTTCCTGGAAGATTACGTTTCTGACGGCTTGGTCCCACTGACTGACGCAATCCAGGCGTATCAGAACATGGTCATGACCGGCTTCAGTACTGATCAGATTGAAGACATGATGAAAGTGCTGAAGGATTCAGCTGCTTTTGGACGGCAAGGTCAATACACAATGGGTGAGGCGATCGAAAAGACCACCCAGGGTTTCAGGATGGAAAACTCAGTATTATCTGACAGCGCCGGGATCCAGAAGAATCTGGCAAAAATGTACGATGACTATGCCAGGTCCATTGGTACGACTGCAAACAATCTTACGCGTGCTCAAAAGAATCAGGCAATTTATAACGGAGTTATGGCGGAAGGCGGTATTTTTGCAGGTGCCGCGGCTAAATATGCAGATACATACGCGGGGCGGGTGTCACAGCTTGGAACTGCGTTCTACAATCTAAGAGTTGCCGTCGGCAATGCAGTAATCCCAATTCTCAATCAGATTATCCCGATCCTAACCAACGTGATCAACTGGTTTACGAGGTTGTTTAACATTGTTGGCCAGGTAATGAACCTGCTCTATGGAACCAATGTCAGCATGGCTGATACTGCGAGCGGTGCTCAAGATGCTGCGAATGCGACTGGTGAGATGGCTGAAAATTTGGAACAGGCCAACAAAACTGCAAAGGGCTCGCTTGCCGCGTTTGATAAACTCAATGTACTGGCGCAACCCGCCGCAGAAGGTGGAGGGGGTGGTGGAGGGGGTGGTGGAAGCGTGATACCGCCAATTGAACCGCCGAATACTGACTCACCCTGGCTTGAGAATATTCGTGAACACCTGGTATTGATTCAGGGCTTAGCCGAAGCAGTTGGCGCTGCATTCCTCGCATGGGGAATTAGCAAGCTTTTTGGCCTGGATCTGACTAAAACAATCGGTGTGATGGCAATCGTCGCGGGTGTTGTTATGTTTGTGCGCGGCGCGTTTGACGCACTGGAAAACGGTGTGGATTGGGACAATCTCATACTGATGGTTGGCGGATTGACTCTCATATTTGTTGGCTTTATGGCTGTTGCCAGCTGGACAGTGTCTGCAATCGTATTGTTGATTGGTGGAATTGCAATGCTGGTTATTGGCATTATGGACTGGGTAAAACAAGGGGAACTATCTACTCAGACATTCTGGTTACTCGAAGCTGCGATTGTGGCGATTGGAGTGGCATTAGCAATGTTGCTCGGTTGGCCTGCCTTAGTTGTTGCAGCGGTAATTGCGATCGCACTGGCGATCTACCAATACTGGGATGAGATCAAAGCTTTTTTGGTCGGACTATGGGAGTCTATCAAGGAAATTTTTGGTGTAGTCGCTGGCTGGTTTGATGAGAACGTTATCCAACCGGTAGTAGCGTTCTTCAAAGGATTATGGGAGTCGGTGAAAGGCTTCTTTGTTGGGCTCTGGGATGACATTGTGGCTATTTGGGACAAAGTCGCCACCTGGTTTGATGAGCATGTGATTCAGCCAATTGTTGATTTCTTCAGCCCGATTCTGAACACCATCTACATCATTTTTTATGATCTCTGGCTCTTGATTAAGTATGTCTGGGACAAAGTTGCCACTTGGTTCAAGGAGAATGTCATTGACCCGATAGTCACGTTCTTCAAAAAACTTTGGGAAGATGTAAGCGGATATTTTAGCGACTTATGGGACGATATAAAGTTAGTTTGGGAAACCGTTTCCACGTGGTTTCAGGACAATATTATTACTCCCGTTC